TTGATCTTTAAATTTCCCATTTTGTTTATATTCATTAAATTTACTATTAAAATCTTTAGAAGTCTTGATATCTTCTTTAATTATATTAATATTATTTCTAGTTGATAATAAATTATTATATTTATCCAATATTGATGTTTTATCATCATTAATAACACAATTTTGTATATGTGTTTTATTTAATAATTCAACTTTATTATTAAATTCTTTAATTGTTTCACTATCTAGAATTTTATTATTTTTTTCCACTTTACTAAATCCTGTTTTTAATTCATTAAAATGGTCAATCTTTGCTTCTAAAAATTTATCATATTTTAGTCGAGACTCTTTATTTAATAATATTTGATTTGATAATATGATATGATAGTATATGTCTTCTTCTAATTTAGAGTTTTTATCAGGGTGAAAAGTTTTAATTAATTTTATAAAACTTTTTCTAATTTTAGATTCATCTGAGTCAGATTTAACATTTAATATTTCATATAAATTATATTTTAATGTATTAAAATCTAATTCTATCTTTGACATTTTATATTATAATAATTATTATTTTTATAATTATTAAAATATGCGTCTATTATAATGAATAATAAGTCTGAAAAAATTGAGGCAGGATTTATGTTGGCTTCATATTTAGAAACAGTTGGTTTTAGAAATGGTATCTGGGAATTTAATTATGGTCATAGATTGGATAATATTAATATTGTTAATAAGGTTTGGTTAGATATGATTTTAGATTTTTTTTCATTAGGTGGATTTAATTCGATTAATATTAGAAAATGGAATGCATCTGATGATACAATATTATTAATGGCAACTGCTGAAGCTATAATAAATAATACTTCATATAAATTAGAATATTTAAAAGTATCAAAATTATTACTAGAAGAAAAAAGATATAGTGGTACAACCACATTAGACTCGTTAATGTTATTAAAAAATAACGAGAGTATTCCGTGTAGTAAAAATATGGGGGGAAATGGAGCTGCGATGAGAACTGGACCTATAGGTATTAAATGGTACAATAATGAAGAAAAAATAATTGAGGAGGCGATAAAAGCATCAGTATTAACCCATAATTATTATATTGGTTATATGGGTGGTGTTGTATCGGCATTATTTAGTGCATATGCATTGAATAATATAGATCCTAAATTATGGATAAATAAATTATTAAAATTACATGATAATAAAACATTACATAAATATTTTCCAAAAGAACACGATATAAAATTATTAGATAATTATATAAATTATTGGAAAAGATATAATGAATTTAAATTACAAGAATTTAAATTACAAGAAAAAGATAAAAACTATATTCCCAATAATAAACATATTAATTTTTTAATGAGTTTTAATCCTAGCGATAAGGTACAAGAATATGTTAAAAACAAAGAATCATTAATCAATAAATATGATATTATTTGGAATAATATGGGGATTACTGGATTAGATTGTTGTATTTATGCATATGATTGTTTATTAAATAGTTATATTGATGGCAAATATTCGTGGGAAAATTTTATGATTAATGTTGCAATACATGTTGGTGATAATGATACAACTGGTTGTATTGGTGGGTTTTGGTATGGATTATACAAAGGATATGATGGTATTGACAAGAATAAAATGACACAATTAGAATTTTATGATAAATTATTAAATATTTCTAAAAAAATTTCTAAAAAAAATTTATAAATCTTTAACAGTAAAAATTTATAAAAGAATTTATAAATCTTTAACAGTATTATATAATTCTTCTGCTATTCTTTCACCTTTATAAGGCATCATATTGCCATCTGTATTCTCTATAACAATGTGAGGATAACCTTGAACTTTATATTTTTTTGTCAAAGCTTTTAATTGTGCATCATTCTCAATATCATCACATTTAATATCCTTAACATCATACTCATCTTTATTATCTAAAGTTTTTATTTTTTCCGAAAACTTATTCCATTCTGGTTGAAATTTTTTAGACCATCCACACCAAGTTGTATTGAAATTATATACTTTTATTTTTCTATCACTTGTAAAATTTTCTTTATTATTATTCATAAAAACATAATAAGATACAGCAATAATAGCTAATATTATGCCCAATGGAATATCGCATATTTTAGTATTTGAAAATTTTAAAGTATATAGTATTATACAAAATACTAAAAACATTACCCATGTTGGACACATTATATTTGGAAAGAAAATAAAAATAATTTAATAAAAATATTTAAAAATTTTTCTAAAGTAATATATATAAATGAGCTTAACTTTTAATAGTGTTAATATAAATGATCCTGCTGAATTTGTAGATGGCATTGCAACTGCTACAGATGGAAAAACTCAAGTTAAAGATTGGCGTATGAAGTATTTTATTCATGTCATAGCTAATGATGCAGTTGCTAACAAGAAACGTAATAACGATACTTCTGATATTACTATTAATGATTTATTACGTAATCAAATTCCATCTGGTTTAACTATGGAATTTAACGATGTCAATCCTAGAAAAGGAAATGTATATAATATTTATGTAGATTCTTTACTAGAACGCTTGTTCGAGTTAAAAAATCGTTCTAGTACATTTAATGCTGGTGTTATTCCTAAAGTGGATGCCAGATTAAGGAATGTTTTATCTGAATTACAGAATGTTAACACCAATGAGGCCAAAGTAGCAAAACTTATATATCAATTTTTACTTGATGATAAAGGTAATACTGCTACTAACAATAATGCTTTTGCCAACGTTTTTGGTGCATCTACCACCCCAAGTGGATCATTACCTCGTACTCTATACTACGATGCTGTTACAAGAGCTGTTGGTTTCCCTATTAACACTGTGAAATGGAGATACAACACTCTTAAAGAAGATTCGGAGACTCTTATTAAGAAAGAATCATTAAACTTTGATTCTTTATTTAACTCTGGACCTGCCGCTACTTTAGCCACTGGTTTAGATTTTGAATTTGTAAATGTTAATGGTAAGTTAGTAAAGAAATACAAAGATGGCAGAGCAAATGAGGATTATGATTTAAATGCTCAAGTTTCTAACTCTCGTAGAATACAAGGCGAGACTTGCACCAATTTGGGTTTAAATACTCCTGCTGAATGCAACAATTTCTTCGCCAAATGCCAAAAAGATAGCATTGATGATTGCAATAACTTTATGAGCACCTTAAATAAAGCTGGTTTCTTAAATCTTGTAAAGAACTTGAAATATGTAGATCCCTTACACGTTAATTGGGTTGTCAAGAAATTTGATTGGCCTAATTATGTCAAGAATGGTGTTAGATGCTTAAAATCCACTAGCCAATGGTTAAATCCCAACAACTACCCTGATAAATCTGAAGCTGAATTAATGAAGAAAATTCGCAGCAATACCAACCTTGTTGCTTTCTTTGATGCTGTTAAAGCAACAACTGATGCTTTCCCTGCTATCTTAAACCCTAATTACACCGGTAATGGTGTTGCCAATCCTTTTGCCAACCAAGTTAATAAATCTAAAGTTGGCAAATTTGGATTAAAAGCTTTAATGACTCAAAACCCTCTCAGCTTATCTGAATACAAAGCTGCATTCTTAAAGGCACAAAATATGACTAATAACAATATGACTAATGTAGCAACTGCATTAGGCATTCGTGTATTATTACCTTCCCCTTTTGCATTTGCTCTTCAAAGTGGCGGTGGTGATAATGTTGTACCTAATGGTCAAGTTCAAGCTTATCTTAACAAATTAGACGATGGTACTGCTTTTGTTCCTTCTGCTGACTACACTAAAAAATTATGGACTGGTTTAATGGATAACTTACGCAATCGTTATTCAATGGATGTAAGTGCAATTGATAATGATGTCTCAAATTATCTTTCTAACTTGAAAGATTATGAGGGTCGTGTTCATAAAGCAATTGCCTATGTTAAAGTTTTCACTGATAATTTAGTCGAAGATCAGGCCAATGGTAATCAGAACGTTCCTTACCAATTAGATCGTAAAGCATTAGAGGAACTTACAACTGTTCGTGATAAACTTGTTTCAAAAACTTTCAATAAAAATAACACTTTCTTCAAGAACCTCTTTGAATTATTAGATAGACTTGAGAAAAAACTTGATGGAAAAAATTAAATAAATTAAAAATAATTATTTATTATAAAGCTAAAATCTAAACTAATAATAATGGGACTAGGACTATTATTATTAGCTTCTGTAGGAAAAGAAAATTTATATCTATCGGCACAACCTGAAATAACATTTTTTAAGATTGCGTATAAGAGATATACAAATTATTCTATTGAACCTACACCACAATATTTTAAAACAACTCCTGATTTTGGACGAAGATGTACTGTAAATGTAAGTAAGAATGCTGATTTATTAGGACAAACTTATTTATATGTCGAATTACCTGATATCATACCACCAACTCCTTCTAATCCCTTATTACAAAATATTAAAAAAATGTCTTGGGTTAATAAAATTGGTATATCGTTGATTAATTTTATTGAATTTGAAATAGGAGGGATAACAGTTGATAGACATTATGCAGACTGGTTAAATATATGGCAAGAATTAACTAATAAAAAAGGTAATAGTACTGGATATGATAAAATGATTGGTAATATTGAATCTTTAACTAGATATGATAATAATAAAAGTAGTTGCATATTATATATACCGTTATCTTTTTGGTTTTGCTTAGATTATGGTTTGGCATTGCCATTATTAGCATTATATAATAATGATATTAAAATTCACATTGAATTTAATGACATATCAAAATGTTATAATCAGAATCCTGATCATTATATTAATATTTTAGAAAATTATTCATTGTTTAATTATAATGAAATAATTAAACAAAATGTAAATGGTAATATTGCATTAGGTAGATTTATTTATTATGATGTAATTAGTAAAAACTTATATTATACTGCTATTAAGGGGACATTCTTAATTCCCAGTGTAAATAATGATACAAATTATACTATTACTGGTAGAGATACAAAATATACTGTTAATATAATGTCATCAACCTATATTTATAGTGATGAAGATTATTTTAAATATACAACACCGTCAATCAGCTCGGCTTATTTATTATCAAATTATATATTTTTAGATAATATGGAAAGAATATTTTTTATGAAAAATAGCCATGATTATATTGTACCAGTTGTTCAAAATTTACCTATTCAAATTGTAAATTCACTCAATGTAAAATATAAGTTATCATTATTCAATCCAAGCAAATTAATAGTTTGGAGATGTGTTCTTCAATCTAATAATAATATTAATGATTATTTTAATTATACATCATACCCTTATACACAAGATGATGAGGACTTAATAACAAGTCATAAAGTAATTATAAATTCGGTAGAAACATTACAATTATATACTCCTGAATATTATACCTACTTACCAAAATATCAATATAAACTATCAAGTACAAATAATGGTATCTATATTTATTCATTCTGTTTAGATCCATTTAGCACTATTCCATCAGGTACTATTAATTTTAGTAGAATAGATGATGCATATCTTCAACTAACAATGAATAAAATAATTAGTTATCAAAACCCTGCTTTATTACGTGGTTATAGTATATTTTACAGTATCTTTAGAGTTGATAAGGGTATAGGTGGCTTATTATTTAATTCATAACCAAGCCAACGATCCAATATCGCTTATTATTTAATTCATAACCAAGCCAACGATCCAATACCACTTATTATTCTTAATATGTTGTATTCTTTTACAACTGGAGTTATTGTATAAGTCTCATTTATAATATTACTATTTGATACAATTTTAAATATCACACTATCATAATGAGTAAAATTCAAATGCCCAGATGGTTGTTTTTCAAGAGGGTATAATGCGAATGAGTATGCATAATTACCTTCTGGTAATGTTGTTTTAAATTTATCATATGGTACTACATTTGTAAAATATGTAGAATCTCTAGCTGCAAATAATTCAACACCATTTACATAAAATGTCATACTATCAATTGGAGATATCTTATTAATAGTCTGACTATTATTATACATGTATTTTAAATAATAAAATAATGTTTGTTGTTGCAAATTAATTGGTAATTGCGAACAATAATTATCCGTAAAATACATTAAAAATCGCGGATCATACATTGAGAATAATGTAATATATTGATTATAGCGCTTGTTAGGATAATTAATAATCTCATAATCTATATTTTCCAATATATTAAAATCATTAACAAAATTATACTGATTATTATCTGTATAGTATCCATTTTTTATAAATAATGAATAATAATTAGAAGCATCTATATATCTTTGATATCTCATATCATAGTTGTTTATAATCTGATTATATGATGTACTGCTTGTATTTATTGGTTTTGTTATTAATATAATATCCTTAATTAAACCACTCAAATTATATGGTATAGTACTTTTTATTTGATTAACCATTTTAGATGTATATGTTTTATAGACACTTATCATATATTCGTGGCTAAAAGTACCAAATAACTTTCTTTCTTCTGTATCTAATAATATGGTATCTGATAATAATGATATTTTAATAGATGGAGTAATATTAAATTTATAATTATTATTAGATAAATCATTACTAATAATACTAGAGATATCTCTTAATTTATATCGAATATAGATTTTACTATTTGGCATTGCAATTAGAGGTATGCTTTGTCCTGCATCATAATTAAACCAATAATTTAATGGAATATTTAATTCCCAACTTTCAGGTCTATTTCTAGGTATTATTTTATTAATTTGTATTATTTTATTTGTTGTGGGCATTGGTATTTGTGCAGTTGTTGTATTTTGTACTGCATATGGATATACATTTACTATCATTGTTGTATCTGTATTATTTATATTAATATTTGAAATTGGTGTGTAGAGTGTAATTGGCAAAGGTAATTTAATTGGTACAGATGAAATTAAAGTGGTTGTATTTGTGATTGTGTCATTTATGCTTCCGGATGTTTTAAAATTAATTAACTTATCTAATTGTTTTTGTTTTGCGGTAGAAGAATATAAATTATAATCTGTATTAAATGTAAATTCATTTAATTCTTCAATTAATTGATCATCTATATACAATCTTATATATTCAAATATTTTATTAGGATTTTCTAAAACAGGAGTTTCTATTGTATTGTTAATTGTTTGTTGAATATTTTTAATATTATTATTTATCTGTTGTTTCTTTTGAGTATTAATTATTTTATATTTAGGTTGGCTAATTATATAAAAACTATAGTTTGAACAAACTGATAATTTATTATAATTATTAATAGTATTTTCATTAACATATATATATAGATTATTTAAACTATATTGTTGTAATATATTAAATGAATTAACACTATTTTGATAAAATGATATTGGTATATTATAATAATAGAATGGTACATATTGAGATGGAGTTATATTATTTAATAAATATATAATAATACTATATTGCATAGTCTGATCTAATTGTACAGGAGATGAAAAGACTATTCTATTATTAATATCTATGCTAATAACATTACATTTAATATTTAATGCCGTTATAGTTAAATATGGTATTATATTTTGTAAATTATTATTTAATAGATTAGGATAGAACAATACTTTTATAATACTTGTTAGAGTACTAGTTGGCAGTGTTAAATAATACATATATTGAGAACATATTGATAAGTCCATATTATTACACGGTATTATATAAAGATTATTATTTGTAGTGTATTCTTGATTATTAGTATAATTTAATTGTAATTTAATATACTCTTCGGGTTTTAATATTTTATTAAATTGTAATGTATAACTAGATAGTATTAATGTTGGAGTTAAATTTATTCGAAATGGAGAGGTAAAATAAATACTATTACCTATAATACTTGTAAAGTTTATCTGTTGTGATAAAATATTAGTATCTGTAATGTAATAGTGTTGATTTAGATCCAATATATTACCAAAAATAGAAGGTATTGGTGATATGGTATAAGTATATAGAATATTTGATTGTACTAATAAAGTTTTGTAATTAGAAGTATTTATAGTGAGTGATTTATTATTGATTTTTGTGATATTATTAATATAATAACTTGTTAATTTTAATAAATTTACATTACTAATATTGATATTATCAGTAGAACTGAATGAAATTGAATTGGTTAGATATGTATTATTTATAAAATTTATTTGATGATTATTACCAATAGAATCAGTTATAAAAAATAATTGTTGTTGATTTATATAATCGCCATTCATATTATCAATTATATTCAAATTTATTGGAATTGGCGATATACTATATTGAAATAGATTATTATTATTGGACTGAAATGTTATATTATATTGCTGATTAGCAAGATGTCCATTGTACTTGATAATATAAGGATTATTATATATCTTGGTTAAATCATAATTATATCGTGTAATTGTAATTGGACACAATTGATTAATATAAATTGTAGATAAGAATGATACTGTTCCGTCTGAATTTTCTATAAGATCTATTATGAATTGTTGATATATTTGCTTACTATCATTTCTATCAACAATAATATCTGTATACGATACTGTATATGAACTAGTATTATCAATAATGAAATAAGAAGGAATTTGTCCTATAGTAATTAACCAATTATTATTATTATTTTCTATTATATAATTATTTATTGTAAGACTATTATTATTACTTTGATTTAAATAATCAATAAAATTATTATTTTGCTGATCATAACCATATAATACACCAGTAATCGATTTATCTATATAAAATGAATTTGAATTAACCAATGACACATTTACTTCTGAATTATTAGTTCCTAGTAATAGAAAAGAGGTATAGTTATTATTATTTGTAAATAGGGCTATATATTTATACTTAATGTAAGTTGCTATACTAATAATATTATATATAGTTGCAATGTTATTAATTCGTATAGTTATAAGAGTTGGTGATGGTACGGAGGTTAATGAATAGATTGTTAATTTATTATTAATACTATCATAATTAATACTAGTTAGTATTATAGGAATTGTTCCTAATACAATAGTTATATTAGAATTTAAATTATTTATAATTTTAGGATTTAATTTACCATTTAGGATAATAGTATAGCCATAATATTTTATGGGATTAGGTGTTGTTAAACTATAATTTATTAAAGTGGGACTTGCATTATTATTATAACATAGAATACCGTTTAATGAATTTATATTAATTAAATTAATATCACCATAAATTTGAGGAGTTTTTGTATTATAATTAATATACAAATTATTTACAATTAAGTTAGTTTCAATCATATTAATTGTAGTTTGTTGATTAATAACTGGTATGTTAGATATATTATAAATAAAAAGTGTGCAATAATTAGTATCCAATATCTTATTATTATTAGAATCTAAAACAATACTATTGTTATTATATAAAAATGGGAAATAATTAGTATTATTAATATGTCCCAAATAATTAGCAATATAGTAATTTCCAGGTTGTATAGATTTTGATACAGTACTATTTGTAATATTATTCTGAAGTATAGTACTACCAGCAGATATTGAATTTATTTGCTGTAGTTCTTGTTCGCCCAAATCTTGAGTATATGTTAGTAAAGTTGCACTCATTATGTTTGATTGTTGTGTTTTATTTATCATATTAATACTATTTGTTATATTAATTATTGTATTATCAATAATATTTTGAGTAGAAGTTGTTGCTGTTATTGTTGGATAATTTGTAATAATTTGCGTCGTTAAATTACTCTGTACAATTGTAGATGTATATGTATTTTGAGATGTATTAAAATATAACCATAATATATTACTATTATATAGATAGATATCATCTGGAATTATATTTATAGTTGAATTTAAAGTAAATCTATTTAAAATTATAGAAGCATTATCGTGATTTGTATAACTTTGATTTATAAAATCTTCAGGTAAAGTGCATTGATATATATTTGTAGTTTTTTGATTATATTGTTGAATATATGAAGAATCTACAGATATGAATGTACCAATTATATAATTCCTATTCTGTATTATATAAGATTTTAAGGTTAGTGAAATTATTATGTAGTAATTAGAGCCATCATAATTTAATGGAACTATATTATTATTAACTATTATATATATATTTGATACACTATTTTGATTTATAGTTAAACTATCAATAAATAATTGATTAGAAAATTTAATTAAATATTTTGAATTATTATAATTATCAATTGGATAAGTTTTATCTTGAATTATTGTTTTTATTATGGTATTATACCTTAATTCAAATATATTATTTTTTTGACTTAAATTCAGAGTAGGTGGAATAATAATAGTACATATATTAGTTGCTATATTACTTTGTGTATTAGTTTGTGTATTAGTTAATAAAATTGTGTTAATATTATATGGTATATCTGTTATTGTAGTATACGTTATAATTGTTCGTTCAATTAATAATTGTATCCCTGAATAATATAAATTTGTTATATTATTTACATTTATTTGAGGTATAAAAGTAATTTGATATAATTGTCCTAATAATAATGGAGTTATATTGTATTGTTTTGTCTGATTAATTCTAATCATATCTGTTGATTTTAAATTATAATAGGATTTAAATACCAATTCATTAGAATATAATGTGTTAGTAGTTGTAGGAACAATACTTCCTATTAAATTACCATTGTAATAAGATAATGAATAACTACAATCTGATCTAATTAGATTACTATTAAATACTATTTTAAAATCATAAAATATATTAATATTTTGTAATGTTTTTGTAATTATGTTTATTGGATTATTATTATAAATATTAGTATTATTTAATGAGTTATTTGTAATTTTATAATTACTTAAACTATATAGCCCATTATATCCAATTTGTTGATCTTTGGTAAAAGTAATATAAGATAATGTATTTATATTATCAAATATTTTACTAGTATCATTTATTGTTGTTATAATTGGTGCATTGTATGTATCATATTTACTATCTATTAGATTCATTAAATATTTGATCGGTTCATAATTATATACATCTAATGTTGTTTTATTTATATAATTATTATAATCATTACCCAGACTATTTAAATAAGTTAGTAAATAATTAATATTTACCCCAAAATATATATCATTTGTTGATGTGTTCATGATATTATTTATAAAATTATTTATTTGCATTTGTACATTTGCTAAATTGTCAGAACTACGATACACTATTTTGCTAGTTGAATTATATGTAAATTCATTTGTAATATATGGGACACTTGTATTATTAAATAATATTTCAGTCCCATTAAATATTATATTATTAACTTGAGTTGAACTGTATGTAATACCAGTAATTGAATTATACTGAGCATAATTATAATTTTTTATAATTAAATAACTATTTACATAATATTGAACATTCTTAAAAAATTCTATATTATTAATCCATCTATTTATTATATTATCATTATAAAACATATCATTCTGTATCCATAATAATATTTGATAATAATTATTATTAATAGGGTTTTGTATATCATTTAAAAACTGCGATAATTTTATGATTTCATTATTTGTAAGAATATTAAAACTATATGGTAAATTTGTTTGCTGTATTATACCATGTGTAGAATCGTATTGTATAACACAAGAATTACCTATAACAGATTGATTTATAGGTGTGAATGATGTATAACACGATATTAAATTCCAACTAGATATAAATGGTTTTACATAATTAATAATATCATTAATATTAATGTTCAGCTGTAATTGGATTTTATTATTTAATTTATCAGTTGTTGGATAAAATTTAGATTTATCAAACACAACATCATTATTAATAATATTTTTAATAAATATAGGAATACTATTATATCCATCATAAATTAACTTAATATCATTAATAGTATGATCTAAAGATATTTGATTATAAATACTATTATCAATTATGACCATTTTTACAATTGATGTATTTAAATTATATATATTATAATTCATTTGTAAATTAACAGGAGTACTAATTATATCACTATAATCATAATATTGGTATAATGATGAATTATTAAAAACTTGTATATTATTATTAGAAGTATTATAAAAATTTACATTAAATATATTATATTCATATAAATTATTATTAAAACTTAATGTGCTATCATTATGATTATTAAATTGGACATCCCATATATTTGTTTGTACGATAGATTTTATAT